GGCAAGGATGTTGGCGGTAAAGGCTGGAGCAGCCAAACCAACGTTGTTGTCAAAGAAACGAGTCTGCGTTACAATCTTCATTCTTTCAGATCCTCTGGCAAGCGCGAAAGCCATAGCCAGATAAGACTTGAAAGTTAGATTAGTGTAATTAACAGGCAAATTCAAGCCAGAAACGTCCAACGCATCAGATGAATTAAGCACATAACCCGGGGGAGGCATTATCGTCGGAAGACAAATTTGCTGCACCCTGGATAAAGTGCTACCATCAGGGTTATCGGTGTACAAAAACGTAGAGTACACGCCACAGTAGCGCTTCAAACACTGTCTCAAAGAAGAAATCGCATCTCTCCCAGTAATATCATAATCAAAAACCATAATAAAATATAAAAGTAGGCCAAAAAAAGGGCCCAAACGAGCAAAATGTTTATACATGTAAAGAAATAAAAAGGGGGGGGGTGAAGTGGTATGACTAGGAAACATCCCAACCAAGGAAGGGTGTGTAGGGGGTGGAAGTACTTTCAACAACATAAGTATCACCACTTGAATTCTTCTGCATAGAAGGGCTATAGAGAACCATATCCTTTGCGGAGACCTCAACTATCAAGTAAACCGAAGAACCATCAACGGGAGCCGTCAACTTGCTCAAAACCTCGCAAACTATAATCCCATTGCAGATATGCACGGGACTGTTCGCAACGGCATTGACGCGTATGCCAAAACTGGCAGAGTCAACAAAAGTGTTACTCAGAAACATATCCTGTAAAGGCAACATGTCAAAGGTGTTCACCCATGGAATCTCCAGGGAAACCTCATGCGTCTCAGACAAATTCAAAATTGTGGAATTAACCACGTTATATTGGATTGGAGGCGCAGTAGGTCCCGAGGGGGTGGGAACATAATAGGCTCGCGGATCAGTATACACCCGCAGACGACCTTGGTGAAAAGGTGATGCAACCACGGTTATCTTGTAAACCATAGTGCACTTCCAAAATCTCGCAAAGGAAGCCGCAAACGCACAAGGTGTCTGAGTAATCTGGCGGACCAAAGCAAAGGTAGCAGGCGGATTAGTAGCAGGTGGTTTCTGGTAGTTAGAAACGTTGACTTGCTGCGGGGTGACGATGGAGCCAAAAAGGAAAGTTCCCCTAGAAGAGGTACTACTCCATTGGCAAGACGTGATGTAGGCAGGTTTCGAAGCCAGCCTAGACAACATCATCTCGTCCTCCCCACCACAGGACAACTCCTGGCCACCAAGAGTATGCTCAGCAGAAGCACTCAAAGCCAACACCTCACATGTGTCAGGGCTATCATAATTCGAAAGAGCAAAAGGAGCAATACGCATAGGTGTGGGGACCTCATGCGTGAGCGGACGAGAAAAGCCAAACATGGCAGCTGCAGTCAAAAGACGCGGAACCCACTCACCAGCCAAAGAAGTGGCACGCGAAGTAGCACTAAGGATTCGAGAAACCCCCGCCTTAGCCTCGGAGATAGTGAAACCCATAGGTTGAGCAGTGGGAACATCCAATGTGACATCGACCATGTGGGCGAACAAGTCAATAGTCACCGGGTTGGTTCCACCATTCGCGTGGGCGAGCGGCACGAAACCAAACAGACACAAATCGCCAATGTTCGCCAAATTAACGTCACCAAGGGAGATTCCGGGGATGAAATGAATGTAAGGTGCTGATATCTCGGCACTGGTGACATAGCAGGGATTCAAATACGTTCCAACAAGCTGTGAGCTAACAATCTTCAAATTGTTGTACACATCACTGGACTCAGTAGCCACCGCGAAGTTCCAAACTGGATCACCAACGGTGGAAACACCAGGGTGCGGTCTGTAACAAAAACGGACCGATCCGAAATGATATGGAGTACCACTCACGTTCGCGCGCAGAATCAACCTGCCACGTAGACGCGAGAAGTACGAAATCTTTTCGCGTACCCTAGAATCACCCAAGAAAAGTGTCCAAGGATCAAGCGTCAAATAAGGCAGACTAGCAATGGTCCAAATATAAGACGCGAGAAGAATTGGTCGTTGCAAAAAACGTTGAACTTCACTAGCATCATTCACGACAGGCATAGAGCCGGTCAGAGGGCCCCCTACGAGGGGGGCTCCCTCTTCAACAAAGAAAGCATCACTAACTCCATGAGTGGGGGCATCAGTATTCAATTCAACACTAGGCTCGGTAACTGTGCTCATAAGATATAGATAAGTAGACAAAAGTCCAAACGCGTACTAGGTACAAAAATGTTTAAGTTTAATGTGAATGAATGCGTAAAATACAGTGTATAAATAAATAAATAAATAAATAAGGAAACACCCTACAAAAGGGACCACAATGACTCACCAGTCATTGCCTCAACAAAAGTAGAGTCCACAACCCCCGAACGGAGGCTCTCCAAAAGGTCAACATAACACGGAAGGCGTTCCGCCACGACTCGAGCATCAAAAGCCTCAGAGTCACGGGTAACAGCCAAATGCGTGATACGAACAATTTCCTCACGCAACCTCTCATAGGCCACGTGGTCACGATCCTTCGCAACGGAAGGGAAAAACAACCGCAAGGCACCTTGCGCAGTGGATATCCTGGCCTCAAAAGTGTGCGTCCGCTCAAAAGCGAGACACTTTCTTATAGAGGACAAGGAAAGACTGCCCATGCGCCTGCCCAACTCAGGGACAAAAACATCGGTACACTTCAAGAAGGTAATCTCTTCCTTCGAGTAGTATTCCGGAAGTTCGCGCAAGCCTTTGTCGACGGCACCATACACCATTCCGAGTGTGCTCGCAAAATCACGTATGTGAAAGTTAGTAAGTGCTACAATGCCCTGGACAGGGCGCACAGCGCCTTTAACATCATCACCATAGGTAATAATACTAACACTATCTTGGAAGCGGCTAAAACCGTTCGAACAGGGTGCATCGGCAACATCACATAGGCCAGGATTGGCCGTATAGAAAGCACCGCGAACAATCAAACTATTCATCAAGGAGTTCACCTGAGCGGTCACAGACATTCCAGAAGCCATAGTCCCAGCGACGGAGAAGACTTGCCCAAGTATGACATAGACAGGGTGGGAGAAATTGGTGGACAAATTCTTCAAAAAAGAAAGTTCCTCCGAATTCCAACCCACAAGAGAAGCCACATGAGCCAAAATGGAGAAAGCCGAATCCATAAGGAGAGAGGGCACGGATAGATCATAATTACTGTAGTCACCCCCCAACCTTTCGGTAGGGTTATAACTATCGAGATTATTCTCCATATCATCCCAGTCCTGCGAATGGACATCCATGCCCACAGCACACTCATTCTTAGAAGAAGAACTAATGCAGGAAAAAAGAGGCGCGTAATACATACGTGAGACTATGGTCATAGCGACCTGTCCCACAAAAAACACGCGTATCTTCTTCTTCCCAACAGCGGTAACTTCATCCTTAAGAGCCGCACGGAAAACGGAAAGATTCTTACCACCCGAACGAACTCTCCCAATTAGGGCGTGGACCTCTTCAAGGAGAACTTTCTTAGGGTAATAATACACGTTCTTACCAGGACAGATCGCATCATCAACAGTGGGGTGGTAGGACGAACACGAACAAGTGGGAAGCATACAAGCTTCTTCAAAATACTGCAACTTCTTGCCCGGAAAACCCAGACCAGCAGCGGTATTCAATTTCAAAGCGGGTATAAGGGCAGTCCCATTAATCGAAGCAAAAATGCTAAGAACCTTCGGGTTCCCATCAATACAACTCGCAAAAGTAACCTTCGCGTCGCTTATGGCACTAGCAAGTTCCAGGCTAGGCATAGGAACAACCCTATCGCAAATCTTCTGAATAACCAAATTGTACGGAGCCAAACTAGTAGTATCAGTAAGAAACTCATGTTTCTTAACGCCAAGAATTTCATCGAGAAGTGCGTTATTATAACCGGGGCCGCGCACAATTTCACTGCGAAAGGTGTTCAGGGAACTACTGTTTATCCCCCTCCTCTTTAGAACACCCAAACTAAACATCTTATCGACATTAGTTGGGGCTTCAAGAAGGGGATGCTTAGCGGTAGAATCAAGAACAGTATCGGGAGGTAAACAAGGCATCTGGTAATCGACAGACAACGGTATGACGGGAGCGGAGAGAGCCAAACAAGCCTGAGCTATAGTCTCTTTCGTCAGGGGGGCGAAAATACCCCGAGAAACTCCACGCGAAACAGCAGTCCCGCAAAAAATACCGGCCAAAAGGACTTGCTCAGTGCCCCCAACAGAAATCGATAATGACAAAGGGGAGCCACAATCGCCAGCAACGGTCTCAATGGAAACACCCAGATGAAGCACAGTCATGATACCTACTTCTCCGAAATTGACTTTCATGGAGATGCAAGGACCAAGACATTGGACCTTAAGTGGCACGAAAGGACCAATAGCGCAACTAGTGTCACGTTTCAGCTTATCAGGCAGACGAACCAAACACAACGAAGAATCACTCAAAGGCAATCTAGACGTTCCAGCCACAAGTGACGATAACATATCGTGATGGATAAAATCCGCGCGAATGTCACCCTCTTTAGGGCCAAGGACATTTATGATTGCCATATCATTGACTCCTGGGGGGTGAAACACACTTCTCTTATGGAAGGAGAGAGCCTGTTTGACCCCATTCGAACGACAAAATTCGACTCGCACAACGGTATAATCTTCTGAGGCAAAGAGAGGGGCTAATACATGCCAATTCAAAGCATAGAAATTCGTGCACAACGGGGTAACAACACCCACAGTCGACACGGTTCCACAAAAGAACCGGCAGAAGAAGACTCTCTTCGCAAGCATCGAATGCATCTGCGGTATAGTGGTCGTCGTACGAACAACGTTGCCCTGCGAAAGGGGAACATCAAGTACGGCTTCCCTAGGGAGAGCAAACTCAACCACCCCCTTCGGAGCGACTTTTGGGAGAAACTTCCTAGTAAGCCAATAAATGGCAACAGCTACTAGAGAAGCAATACCCACGTCCAACCTCTTCACTCGTAAAGTCACCACGGTCCTGCTAGAACACCACAGCCTCAAAAGAGGGTAGTAACTAACAAAAAGCGGCTCACACAAACAAAGGAAGAAACACAAGGGGCCAAAGAAATAACCCACTATGCAATAGAAAATCATCGATTTGTTATTAAGAAATGCCGCGTGAAGCGCAGGCAAACTCAAAACGAACAAGCGTAGATAGTCGACAACACTAAGGCAGAGGTGCCTAGAAAAGTCGCGGAAAATGGCATAAAGTCTAGCACAACGAGACTTATAACTCATTCTAAAGGAAATCGGCACGCCAAAACTAACATCGGGGGCGTGGAGCTCACGCCTCGGATATTCAAAAGCTGCTATCCTCGAAGGGACAACGGGCGGCTCAACAACACCATTAGGAACGGGTGGCAGGTCCTGAGACACAGGGATCATCAGGGGAACACCAACAGGCAGACCATCCACAACACAAGTGGACGCGCCAGCGAAGTGTCTAGCATAATCGTCCCTATTGGGAAGACCAGAGCAATCGCTCAACGGCGCCCTAGAAGATGGAGCACCCGAACCTTCCTCGCGAGGAGGGTTGCGGTGATTTTCCTCAAGCTGTTCCAGAGAGAAATCCATATAACCACGGCTAACTTGGGAAGCAACAAAATTGGTCTGACCATCACGATGCGCTTTCACCCTCACGGCCAAAAACCTCACAAGATCGAACACGGAACCTTCAGCAGGAAAGCCCATGTCAACCCAAGAGTAGGGTCCCTGATTTGGATAAGATCTGGCACACTCGACTTTGAAATTCCAAAGGTTCGGAATAGAAACGTCCGTGGTGCGAGGGATCTTACCAGGATCAAGCATCCTAGTGTTCTCAAAGCAAAATTCCACCTTAGGTACTACGGTAATCATGGCATTCACACGGCGCACTATGGATATGGGGGCATTTGAGTGCAACTCGGCGTTGAGAGACTTCACATTCGTGGTCACATAAACCATTTCCGGCGAAAGGAAGATACGACCCTTCTCCTCAACGCCCGCCATGGTAGCAGGCGTCATGATGTTATTATTAAACTGTATCAAATGAGCAGCAGGGTCGGTAATGGAACAACCTGGCGAGGCTTTCGCATTAGCAGCATCATCTATGACAATATCCGTGACACCCGAATGGGCACCAGAGAGGAATTTATCATTAGAATTAACTACAAAAATCTGGTCCTTGGCAACCGTTCTACCAGTCGACTCGCGAGCCAAGAGGTTTATAAGGTTGTTAAGAAGAGAAGTCTTTCCCGAAGCCGTGCCACCATAAAGGCAAATCACGTAAGGGGAAGGACGCGGGGAACCACGTATGTTATTCAAAACAGCAACCTGAATACTCTTAAGTTTCGACCAAACACGCATAACGTTGGCATCACCACTGCGACAAAAGGGTTCACAATCTCTAACGACATTAAAAAGTCGATCCTCAAACTCACGCTTCGTCTTAAACGAAGAGTTAGGAATCTGACCAGCAGAATAAAGGTCATATACAGAAATAATCTCGACAATGCGCATATACTGGTCGCCCTTACCAGACTGCAACAAAGGTTGCAAGGAGGATAGGCGAACGGCAGTAAGAACTCCAGCAAAAATAACCGGCACATAAATAAGAGCCTTGGCTATAGCGTCGTTCGGAGAAATATCCGTGCGAGGCAGAAAGCCGAGAGTCCTAAAAAGAGCAGTAAAGACGCCAGTAACACTAACACCATCAATCTTCAAATGACTAATAGCATAGGCGGAACCTGCAAGAGCGATCACAGCATGGAGAGCGGTGCCGGGCGAGAGCGCGGTGAGCGACAAGTCGCCCATAAACTCGAGCGAAGAAAGAAAACTCTTAGGTGTGACACTAGTAACATCAGAGGTACTAGAAAACACGCAAGTGAGCTTAGAGGCAATATCAATAACCCCATCAACGCTAAAAATCTGGAGGAGATAAGTCTGTACCGTCACGAGAGAAGGAAAATCGCCGCGCCTTTGAATCAAAAAGGACGCAATGCGATTGAAAACAAAAGCTACACGGTTCTCAGGGGCAACAAGAGAAAAAGCGTGCAACTCAGTCAAAACAACAAAAATGCTTTCCCAATGCGTGGTAAGCCAATCAAGAGTGCGCGACATCAGACCAGGAGAAGAACTCTCAAGTTCACGCAAACCAGCACCAACAGAAGTAAGTTGTGCTGGGAGACCGCCCACAACGGGCGCGCCAGACTCACAACTCAAAGGCAACTCAACACCAGACAATGAAGAAGGCACGAAAGTTGCGCGAGGTGGGTAAGGCACACGCGGAAGAGGAGGGCACACGGCGGCGTCATCAACAGAGACGGCAACATGCGCAACGGCGGGCGGTGCATCGACACTAACGACAGGATCAACAACACCAGTAACAACGGGGATGGCGGCTACGCGGTCAACAGAAATCATTTGGAATGTCCCTATGGGGACCTCAGGTTCAGATGAACCTTCGGGGAGCTTACGCTCGCTCTTCTTGTTAATAACGTCAACGCGCTGACTAGCAAAATACACATCCCACTGCGACAGAGCTTCCATAGTGTAAGGTATCTTCACATACCAATACGGAAAAACCACTATCACAAAACGTCCCTTCGGGCCAAAACCCGCATCAAGAACAAAGATGCAACCAGTTGGAAAACGGTCGCGAACAATATTCTTCAAAGAATCAGCAAAAGCGCCGCGCGCCTTGGAAGACAAATTACCAGCATGTCTCTCAACAACAGGCTTGAGATGCAAATACTCACCAAGAATGGTGACTAATTCATCACGGAAGTTAGTAGTGGCCAAACGGCCAGCAATACGCAACTTCGCAAGCGGAGCATTGTCGGAGGGCATACCAGTGGCAATGCGCGTCTTATATGCGGACCACGAAACCTTAGTATCTTTCATATACTTAGAATGGGAAACAGCAGTAGAACCCACAATCGAGGGATGAGGGGCCGCAAAATGCGAACCCTTAAGAGGGAGAACAACTACGGAACGAGGGACAACAACCTTAGAAGGCTTGTCGTACACAACATTCCTGTCAGCATCATTCTTCTCTTCACGAGCATCACGAGCATCAGAACGAGAGGGTATATCCTCCTCGAAACGATTATCTTTATCACGCATCGATTGCATGAACAAAGTC